AAGCAATTTTGCGAGACATCTTTAACTCCTGTTCAAAAAGATGCCAGTATTAATGCTAGATATAAAGCTATAAACAATCCCCAAAAACCGGCAGATTCTCTAAAACCGTCCCAAATAAAAAAAGGGTCAATGTTAAAAGGAGTTTGAACTGAATGTCTGATAATGTATATCTTGGCAATCCTAATTTAAAAAAAGCAAATACTGCGATTGAGTTTACTCAAGAGCAAGTTATTGAGTTTATGAAATGCAAAGAAGATCCTGTTTACTTTGCAAATAACTATGTTAAGATTATTTCTCTTGATGAGGGTTTGACTCAGTTCCACCCATATCATTTCCAGGAGAAGTTAATTAATAACTTCCACAATAACAGATTTAATATCTGTAAGATGCCACGACAAACTGGTAAATCCACTACAGTCGTATCTTACCTTTTGCATTATGCTGTATTCAATGACAGCGTAAACATTGGCATTCTGGCAAACAAAGCAGCAACCGCAAGAGAACTTCTTGGAAGGTTACAGACTGCTTATGAAAACTTGCCACGATGGATGCAACAAGGTATCATAGCATGGAACAAAGGATCTCTGGAATTAGAAAATGGCAGTAAGATATTGGCAGCTTCTACGTCTGCAAGTGCTGTCCGAGGTATGTCGTTCAACATCCTCTT